ATATCTTACTCCTTGCAAATCTACCTACTGCTGTACCAATACCGGCACCCATAATAGGGCCAGCACCTACACCACCACCTGTAACTGCACCAGCTATTGTAGGGCCAAGAGTATTAATGGGCTGGTATTGCCTCATTATTCTACCAGTAGCTTCTACAGGAGTTCCAGCCGCTCTAATTACAGGCGGAGCAGCTTTTAATACTCCTTCAGTAACTAAAGGTTGACCAGTTAATTGACCCATTACTCTTGCAAATTGATTAGGATCTTGAGTTGCAAGTTTACCTAATTCCCAAGATGGCTCAGGTTCCATGTTATTTACAGGGCCACCACCTAATTCTCCAGCTTGAGCTAATCCATGGAATAAAGCTCCGGGTAAACCCATTAAGGTTTCAGGTAAATCTAGAATTGCTCCTTTAGCATAGTTTACTAATCGCTCGGGAGTATCAGCTAAATCACCTAATAATTGACGTGCAAATCCTGTACCAAAATCAGATGCACCCGGATAACTACCCCTATTACGTGATACTATAGATGGTGGAGGTTCTTCAGGAACTTCCTCATCCATAATATCTTCAGGCATATCTCCAGCTACATCCATTTGGTCATCTAAGATGTCAGGAGGAGGCTGACCAATTAAATCTTTATTTGTCCAAACTCTAGTTTGTGGCATTATCTGCCTCCACTACCTTTTCTAACAGCAGTCCAACCTTTATTATCTGGTCTCCTAACATACTCAAATCCATCAGGAGCTTGTGGAGGAGTAGTTGCACCAGTTGCACCCATATTAGTATTTCCAGCAGTATTATGACTAGTTGCCGGTGCCATAGAACTGGAACCGTAGTTTAAATTTCTCTTTAATACTTCTCTAACTCTGACTAATTCTTTCCTAATTGTTTCTTCATCCTGTCCGGGCCTACCTAAAGTTGAAGAAGCATTTTCTAACACAGCACGGTCAGAATTACTCATATTACCCATACCGACCGAACCCGACGCCGATGCTTTCTTCATATCCTCGATTAAGCTAAGAACCTGAGTTTTAGCTAATCTATCAAGATTAGAAGCTCCTGCGTAGGCAGGTGTAGGTAATGGAATCTTACCCATCCAAGAAGTTCCACCCGTAGCCCACTGAGCTTCACTAGTTAATTGATCTTTATCATCTAATAATTTGCTTAATAAATCTAATGAATCTTGGGCCTTAGTTCTAACATTTTGTTCATTTTCACTTCTGGCTTGTCTCTCAACATTCATCTTTTCTAGTGCCTGTGGAGAGGGTCTGCTACTAATTACACCATTAACATCTACAGGTCTAACTTGTCCTGTCATATCATTAACTTGAACAGCTGTAGTCTGTCCGGGATTTTGTGGATCTGTAACATTTACAGTTTTCCAACCCTTATTACCAGCATTGGCTAGATTTGCCTCAGCAGTAGTTTGTAATGCATTAGCTTTAGTTTCTTCATTCTTACGCTTGAAGTATTGCTCCATGTTAATTTCGTCATTAGATGGCCCACTAACTGGTTGATTCAGAGGCTGTTTATATGATTCCCATAAATTCTCAGCATTACGTGTAGCTCGCCTGAGAATATCAGCACCGGGATTAGACTGTTCTAATACACCGCCGAACCTTAATGGCTGTTGTTGAACTGGCTGAGCAATCTGTTGAATACCTGATGGCTGTGTTGACTGTCTAAGTCTCTGCACATTCACAGCAGGTATATCTTCATAACCAGAAGGTTCAACGCGTGCTGAGCCAATATCAGAATTGATTGGAAACATGTTACGCATACGTAACTGTTGTACAAATGACATTACATGCCCCTTCCTAAAGTCATGCCTGAGGGATTCATATTTAATGCTGCATTAGCTCGTGGTTGTTTAATGTTAGCAGAAGCAATTGCCGCCTGAATATTCTGAGCATTATTTTGCAATACTTGTTGTCCAAAAGTGTTAGTTAATGCAGGAGTAGTTCCATATAATGAAGTTTGGCCCTGTCGAGCCTGTAATTCAGTATTATTGCTTTGCAGCCTATTTCGAGCATTAATTTCATCAATGTATTTACGCATTTCTGCGTTAGTAGTATCAGCCCTACGCTGTTCTTCAGCATTCATTAATTCAGTCTGATTCTTCAAGTTATTATTAGAAGCTTCAGCACCATAAGCAAATTCACTATCTCTAGCAGCTAATGGAGAAAGTCCCTGTAATCCGCTTAACTTACCTGCCTGAACCATCTGGGCAATTTGAGCATTAACATTGGTAGTAATGTCTCCAATCTTACTAGAGGCATCCCTAGCCATCTTAGCTGATACTGCACCATAATTAGGGCTATATCCACCCTGTAATACTTTCTGTCTCTTTAAATTCTCTTGAGCACTACTATAAATTGACCTAATAGGTGATATGCTACGTTCACGGATATTAGCAATATCATCGCCCGAGTATCCTCCAGTACGACTAAAATCAGTAAATCCTGATAAAGCCGTCTTTAATTCAGGAGTTCTCTCATAGTTAGTTCCTGTTAATTGTCTACTAAATACAGGATTAATAGGAACATAACTTAACTGATTTTGACCTGCCCCTTCCTTAGCTCTGTTTGCTAAGCCCTCATAGCCCTGCATGATATTATCATAGTCTTGGGCTTGTTGAGTAGCTCCTGCATCGTATACAGAACTTAATGGGCCTTTAGGGCCAGTTGTAAAAGGCGTAGAACCGTCATTCAAGTAATTAGTTCTAAGTCCGACACCTGCTGCCATAATATTTACCTAATAGCTTTCCAGGGACGTGAAGATTCAAATCCCACGACATTCCATGTAAAGTTTGGATTTAGCACAGGCGTAGCAGATAGTCCACAATGATTACCAATTACATCAATAACCCATGTGCCTATCTCATCACTTGTAGCTCTATACCCTACAGTGTCTTGACTAAATGCTGAGCAGGATGAATCTTTGCACACATATCCCCAACGAACATCCTGAACTCTTAGTGTTCCAACTAATAAGTCAATGAACTTCCACGCATTAACTCCATCAGTTGCTTGACAAGATTTAGAAATTAGAGTTGGATTTGCATCTGCAACAGCTTTTGCAATACCTTCAGATCCAACAGGAATTGGCAACATTACATCAGGCGCCGACGGACTACCATTAGACGGAGGAACGGTAGGAGATGTAATTGGTGGTAAATCCACCGTATTGGTGTTATTGTTAATATTCGTATTATTAACACTAATAGACGGAGAGGGTGCTGTAATATTATAATCACAGGCCAACCCGGTAAACACTGTCAATAATACAATGGACACATATCTCATGAATCACTTCCTTGGATGTTAAATCTCGACTCCGATTTCGCCTTCACCTTCTATAGTCAGTGAAGCCGCAGTACCCGAACCTCCTACTAGAAATTCAGTTGATTTGATTTTCAAATAACCAAACCAATCATATGCACTATTAGCAGCAACTGGAAATCCAATACCAATTACTTCAGATCCAACAGCATTAGCGGCTGATGCACCTAACCAATGACTAAACGTAGCAGGTAACGCAGTTTTATTCACCCATCTAATATGCTTAAGGATGATATAAGCGTTAGGTGTTCCTGCTCCTACTCCACCCGTAGTTGTAGGCGGATTAAGGATATTAGTCGTTAATACTGTGCTTAATTCAACGGGGCCAAATCGAAAAGGTGAATTTTGCATGATTTTTCTTTAAAATACAGCTGAACTTTCGCCACCACCGCCGCCACCCTGATGTTGAACGGCACCAACGTCTAAATAACCAGTAGTTGATATACCTAGAAATAATCCAGGAATACCAGTTTCTCTTAATAAAGCACCACCACCTGCTGTATTATTTAAACTAAAGTTTTGAGTTCCAGGACTAGTAAAGAATGTTGCAGTACCAGTAATAAATGAAATATTACGTGCTCTAACATCAGGGCCAATACTAACATTACCTAATGTATTATTGAATCCGGCACAGTTAATATATTTACTATTAGTAATTGTTCTAAATCCAAATTCAGCATTACCCTCAGCAACACAATTTATATAAGTGCTAGCAGGGTCGGAATTATTTCTAAATCCATCCTTTGAATTACCATATGCTACACAATTTGTAAATAACTGAGATTCTCCAATACCCTCAAATCCATAACCAGTAGCACCAGTGTGACCATAGGAAATACAATTAGAAAAACTAACATTTCCACTAGATACAAAGCCAATACTAGCACCACCTCCAGCTACGCAAGCATATAATTCACTTCCGACTGCCAAGGTAAATGATGGTAAACAATTAAGGGCTGTACAAAATTGTAAAGTGCCTGAAGTAGAAGTAACAATACCATTATTAGTAGCATTTTGAACTAAAATTTTATAAGCATGTCCTCTAATTGTAAGACCTGTAGAAGATGCTTTTGAAGCGCAATCTAAACTTAAATTCCAAACAGTAGAAATACCGGGTGCATTAAACATAGTGAAGCCAGTAATAGCCCCACTAGCCTGAATAAATGGAGGTGTTCCTAAATCACCTCTTACAGTATTATAACCCTCAATATGAATTCTTTGAGTAAAACTAAATGAACCATTTGGAACATTTACAGTAGCGAGTGTTTGTAAGTAAGTTCCAGCTTTAATCCAAATAGTATTATCAATAATATGATTAACAACAGTTGCGCCTATCCTACCCATTCCACCGGGAGTAGCTATTGCACCGCCGATGTTCATGGTAATACCAGTTCCGGCTGGAACTACTCTATCTAGTCCAATTGTAGTAGCGTTTGTTCTACTAACAACTTGATACCATCCATTAGCTAATGCACCAGTTCCGCCTTGTAAATAAATAATATTCCCAACAATAGATGGCTGAAAATTAGCAGTTGCAGATGTTAATACAGAAGTTGCAGCAGCTACAGCATCAGTGGTAGAATCATCAGTTCCTGTAGCTACACGCTTACCAGGAACTAATGAATAGTTAGTACCCGCAGCACCAGCTACAAATCCACCGCCGTTGGTGTCATTACCACCAGTCTGGATTTCCCATTGTGTATTAATTGATAATGCCATTAGCTTAATACCACTGTGAGAAAGAAGTTTAAACGGGTAATAGTAGCAGGAACACCTGTAATACTACCTTCAATAATATCACCGGCCGCTATAGCTAGACTCCATCCTGTTAATACAGTATCTTCAGCCTTTTGATTAGTAGCTGGAATTAATGGAGGATTACCCCCTGTAATAGATGCCATTGTAGGAAATGTAGCAAAATTAGCCTTTTTAAGTTCACATGCTACAGCACCTGGCACATTAGCTAACATGCGCCAACCAACAATAGTGCAAGCTACTGGAAATGAAATATATCCTTTAATTCCAGCCGTTAATACTGCCGCCCCACCATCAGATGAAAATCCTCTAGTTTGAGTTTTTAATGCAGTTCTAAGTAATGCAGCTTGACTTCCACTGCCTGGCCCTGCTGTTACATCACCAGTTAATTGATTAATACTCGCCGGTGGAATAGTAGCTAATATAGCCGCAATTGTAGTTCCACCGTCTTTAATTAACTTACCAGTAGCTAAGTTAAATACTGCAATATTATCATTTACTGCACCCGCTGGCCCAACTACATCTCCTGTTCCAACACTAGGATTAGAATAACTATTCCATACTGCTCCATCTGATTGTTCTGTAATGAATGTATCAGTAGAATAGTATAAAGTTCCAGGAGCTACAGTAGTAGCTAATGGCTTACTACCTGCTAATCCTCTTAAGATTACATCTTGGAGTCTGGATGCCATGTTATCCTTTCAGGTATCCCATTAATCCAGCATGAACGGCACTACCTGCAAAGGTTGTAGTTCCACCGCCACTATACTCAATCCAGTTAGCAGTATGAAAACCTATTTGAACTAATCTTGTACCACCACCATCAAATAAGAAATCATTCATTGAACTAGTATTATTTAAAAAGACACCGGGAGTAGAAGGAGAATAGAATGCTGGATTTTGTGTAAATTGTCCTGGTGTTACAGCATCTAATCCAATAGATAATCCAATTAATGTTCCTGAACCAGTATTTGCAGCAGCACCTGCAACTGCTAAAACTATAGGTTCCTGATCTAATCCCATTACCCACTGAACACAGTTATTTGCATTGCCATTAGCCACACGCCATGCAGATACTGAATAAGTCCAATCACTAACTAAGATCTCAACTTTACGTAATGCACGTAATGCTCGATTATCATTATTCCATACAGATCTATTTGCATAGGCATCAGTACATTGACCTGCATTAGTTGTTCTAATAGTTCCAATATATCTTTGTCCTGTATTTGCAGCATTAACCCATACACCACCTAATCTAACTATAGCTTGTGCTCTAGCTGTATCTGTAGCCCAACCAGCAAAGGTTAATGCAGGAGTTCCACCACTATCAAAACAGAATACATCACATACTAAACCTGGAGATCCTGGAAATGCAGTAGAAATTTCTCCAGTAGAAAATGGTTGAAAAATAGACCCATTATATAGAGATATTCTATTTCCCGTAGATGGAGTTAAATATAATGTAGAAGCATTTATTACATCAGTAGGAAATATAGGATTTCCGGATACTAGACTTAATCTAAAATCCTGAAGTTCTGGTGCATCACTACTTCCACCACTAGGAACAGCGAATGTTTTATCCGCTCTTAAAAATGCTGTAGTTCCACCTGGAAATCCAGCTAAATTAGTAATAGTAACAGGATCAGTTCCAAGGTCACTATGGGTAGGAGCATGTATTAATGCAGCCTTACCAGCTAAATCTGTAGTCAGGTTAGTGACTTGACTTTGAGCTAGAGTTACAGGATCAGTTCCTCCCACTGCATGAGTAGGCGCATGTAATCTAGGGTCAGTAACAGTTCCTGTAGTTAATATGAGTATTTCGCCCTGAGTTGCATGGCTTCTAGTTACAAATCCTACACGTTGAGCATAATTTGGAAATATTGGTAATACATCAGTTAATGCACCTGGAGTAGTGGGTGACACGAATAAGGATACACCCTCAGCAAATGCAGATGTATTTATTCCCTGTAATGTCCCACTTGTTAAAACTCTTGTAAATGCGTTATTCGCACCAGTATCCATTACCATACCAATAACTGGCATGGTAGCAATATTATTTGATTGAGCTAGTCTTATTAATGCGTTAGCTCCTGCTGCACCCGCGATGTATACAATCTGACCACGAGCCATTCCAACAGGTTCAATAATCTTAGCAATTAAAACATTATCACTAGCAAATCTTACTCCACGTCCTATACTATCCTTCATTTCAACTTGAGTGTAACCATTTACATCAAGTGAATACATTCTCGCTGTATCAACAAGAGGACTAGTAATTCCAACAGTTTCAGTTATATCTAAAAATGGTGAAATTATACCTGTTGGTGCATTAACCAACCCGTCAGGCATAATCCAGAATTTCTTAATTGTTCCAAGAGTATCTAAAAGTGCGAAGGGTATCTCAGTCTGTCCATTCTTTATCCAAATTTCTACTTTAGCTCCACCCTCAATTCCAATACCCCTACCCATATAAATGGGAGTAATTACACTTCCAGTAGAATTAAAAATTATTCCAGAGCCACCGGAAAAAGTTAATAGTGCTGTAGTATCATCTGGATTAAAAACAACTTGTGGAATTCCATCAGCTAAATTACTAGACATTACCATGCCGGTAGGAGGTGAACCCCCACTACCACCACGTTTAAAGATTAATCCACCAAAATTAGTAGGGAAAATTCTAGTCCAGAAATCAGGTTGATTTCCTTGTAAAATAAGTTCTGAGCCAGCCCCTACTAAACTTACTACATTACTAAATATCGCAGGAACTCCGACACCCTGACTAATTAATGCCTTTCCTAAAGCATCAGTAGGTAAACTTCCACCTCCACCTGCACCTGCGTATGGAACCCATGTAGTTCCATTACTTCTCTCAAGAACTGACGTATCAGTTGAGAAATAGAGAGTTCCTACTAATACATCGGCTGGTAAAGGTCTTTGTGATGCAAGACCTATACGATGTATTCCCTCAGTTTTTCTAAATCTCTGTGGAGGAACTAAAGTCATACCGGCACCTGCACGATAATACACTCGCCGTTGGCGAAGATAAGGTCAGCCGCAGCTAAATCTCCATCACTTAATGGACAGTCATAGTGGTTTGCACCACTTGGAGTGGAATTACTACCACCTCCACCGCCCATCATAGAATCATCGCCGCCGCCACTATCATTCATACCTAAATCAAGTAATTGATGAATCTGAGTAATCTGATTAATTACTGTACTTCCACCACCACCCGGAGTTCCACCATCATTAATAGTATTACTAAGGTCTTTAATAATGCCTATTAACTGTTTAATGACCTGATATAGAGGATTATCCTTCTGCGCTAACTGGGTCTGGTTTAATTGTGCTAATAGCCTATCAGTTGATAATGCCATTACAGTTGCGGATAACCCGCTGCACTAGGTGTTGCAAATGCTACGATTTTAGAGATAACGAACGTATCATCATATCCAGTAGTTTTGAACTCTAACTGTGTTCTTTGATTACTGTAATTTGCAAGAATTGACATAAATCTATCAGTCGCTGGTAACATAGCTATCGTAGGTAATACACTAAAAGTCACCTCTTGATAACCTATTAACCTAGTCCTCATAACTCCAGAACCATACACTCTGTAGCGCACAGATACTGTATGTTGGATTAATTCACTTTCGTTAGATTTAGCCATTAGTAATATCCTGTCTTTCCAGTGGGATCAGGAATCTTAGTATCTACCGTTGATATAGGCGTAGTTCTAACATAGAATGTATCATGCCTACGTCCCTGCACAAACGTATACACTCCAGGTGCATTATAGAAATAGATTGGATACACCGTCTGTAATGGTAGACTACCCGTAAACTGAGTACTAGTAATCTCATACGTAATTTGCTGAACATCTAATCCATCACCAAAGGGAGGTAATATAAACTCCCAATGGTTAGGTTGAGTATCTACCCAAAGAATAGGAGGAACATCTACTGTCCCTACTATAACTCCAGCTTCATCCCTTAGAACTAAATTCAGATCAGTAATCTGAGTAAAGTCTAAAGTTCCAGAAACGAATTCAATATGGTCTCCCGGCTGCACAGTTCTATCGGCCGGTGGACTAGCTAATGTCCAAGTAAATGCTTCATCATATTCAACTGTAACAGTCCAACCATTACCTACACTAAGATTTCCAACTAAATCTACTGGAGCAACATTACCAGGCGAGGCAGAAGATGTAGAACGAATAGAGAAATTTTGAGCAGTATTACTAATAATTGCAAAATTACTTATTAATTGAGTTCTAGTTAATCTATTAGCATCAACACCACCGTAATCAAATAATACAATGTCAGCAAGACTTCCTGCATAACTTTCTAATAATTGAAAAGATAGGCCAGGATAAAAACTACCAGCACCTCCATAAGTAATATTATTAGTAAATAAAGTAAATCCAGTATGTACAACCTGAAAAGCCATTGCACCTAAACCTGCAAAATCTACACCATATAATAGATTTACAGATCTTGGTAAACGATATGTAACTTTCCTAATTAATGCAGATGCTGGAATAGCAAGAGCATAATTAAGTTGAAATTGACAAAAAACAGAATTAGCAAGTCCATTAATATTTGAACTAGTACCTAATACTCCACTAGTTTTATTAATTTCACTAATTAAAAATTCCCATCGACCAATACTAGGATTAGTAACATAAGTAGATAATGGAACACTTAATTCTGGTGCTGGAAATGGTTGAGTAATTAAAAATGAACCATTCGCTACAAAGAATGGATTTGTAGCATCAGCAAATGCATAGATTTTTTGTGGCATTAGTGTGCTCCCGTATAGATAGGAGAGCCAATAATAATTTGGTCAATATTTACAATAGCAAGACAATTTACTGGAATGTTCAATGACCAAGGATACCACCTAACATTCTTAGGATCCATCCCATTATTCCAGTCTGCAACTAGTATTGTACCAGTAGGTAAGACTACCATAATCCATTTCTGAACTGGAGCGTTCATAATCTGAATCTTACGATATTCATTCCTATCTAAATCTTTCCACCTCTGCTGTATCTTAAAACTTAATTCAGGTAGAATGTAACGACCATTGAATAGAATAACGCCAGCGTAAGTGCAGATAATGAAGAAATCTACACTCGCATTCCCACTATCTAATACAGTGGCGATACCATGCACACAAGTTCCTAATGCTGCATCAATTGGACTATCCGGCCAATTTGCTGGTTCTTCGCCCGTATCTGTATATGATACAGTTCTTGCACGCTTAAAGACATACATAATGTCCCTAAGCTCGCCTCCATTAGTAATTGGATTACCGTCTAATGAAACGATAATCTGTCCGTCTATTTCACTTATAGCTTCTGGCTCACCGGGAGCAGATACGTAAATAAGAGAAATATCGTCAAAAGTAGTAGCAAGACATAGACGATCATGATACAACCATAGACAAGCACCCGCCGGAATAGTAGCGAAGTTGTCCAATAAGTGTGAAGCATCCTCCAATAGGTCTGCATCAAAGAAGGATATGTTATTAAGGAATGTATCAGTATTGTTATTAATAATAGCATCTGGAATGAAGAAGAACTGATAACCAGTATTATCTCCATTGTAAGTTGGAATTACTTTAGTAGCTACTATATGACGCTTAACCCACTGTGCTCCTACTAATACAGGCACAGTTCCAAAAGATACAGATTGATTAGCTACAGTAGTAAACGTATTCATTGCAAAGGGTTCAGATAAAAACCCTGAATTAGTCTCTCCAACTACAGCAAATATATGAAAACCAGCGTCTGTATGTCCGGCTGCACCGTTAGCAATAGTTAATGTTCCTGCGGGAGTAGAACCTGCGGCTACACGAGCAGGTGTGCCATCGCCCATGTAAACATAGAGGAATTCATTCTGGAGACCCTTTTCAATATTTAAATCTCCAGTTACGAATGAACTGAATGGACTGATATAAGCTCTACCTGCATAAGGAACAAATGCAAAGTCGGTCATTCCTGCAATAGACAGGATAGGCCCAAATACTGTAGTAGGACTTACAACGTGATAGATTTCGCCTACACCTAAAGTATTGACTACTAGAACAATTAGTGTATTGCCAGTAGGCGTAGGGTAGTTATACATCCTACGAACATCTTCTAGTGGCACAGCGACAGATTGATGTAACCCTACACCTGGACGGACGGTTACATTATTTCCGATGTTAATTAAATTATTACAATCTGCATAGTGGTCTAATGGCGTATTTTCTACGTCACCTCTATCCCATAAACCTTTTATATTCTCGAAAACTATAGGTTCGTGACTACGTACAGACATATTTTATCCTTAGGAGGTTGGGGCGGCCGTGAGAACCGCCCCTTTATGTTTTCACATATTACACCTCCTAGAGTTTAGTTACCCTGCACGTATGAGACATTAACATCCATCTTACCAGCAGTTAATGCTCCGCCTGAGATGGTCATGCTTAGTGGAGCAGATGCTAAGACCTTAACGTAGGTAGCAGCAGTATACAATGGGATTAATGGAATCGTAATTCCAACAACCCATGTAGCTACAGCAGTTGCAGCTTTTAATGCAGCAAGTTGAGCACCAGAACCTAATCCTAATGCAATACTTGCACCTGCACCCTGTAACTGAGTGGTAACATTAATAACACCACCTAAAATGATAGCGCCTACAGGAACGATAGGAGAACTATTAGGAATGATAGTTCCAATAGCTCCACCATGCGATGCAAAATCATACGACATTTTAGCAACGCCTGTACTTCCTAATCCACTACCTGCTGTAGCGGGTAAGAATAGACCCTGCCAAATTGGGGATAAACGAGTCCCTATATTGACATACCAAGAACCATCATCAGTATCAATGAGCAAAGAACCAGCAGCAGCATATCCTGCAAAGGTTCCTGTAGTTCCATTAACGGGGGAGGCTGATGTAGTAAAGAATCCAACATTCTGCGTTGTGAGGTTAGTCATCATCGCAAACATGTTGAGTCGTTGACCAAAAGACTGTGGGAAAGGCATTTGTATCTCCATCCTAAAGGATAGCGTCCTACACAAGATGTGCAGCGCCGAGACTACTTTGTTACACTACCAGCTTGTTCTAGATGCTTTATATCCTGCTCTAAAGGGTCTCCTTCTAGTTGTAATTCTCTGACGACCCTTAGTAGGAATTGTTAAGGCTCTATCTAATCCTGCTAAGGCATCACCATATAATTGTCTAGAATGTTCATCATTTTCTTCAATATCAGTAGCAATTAAACTTGCTGTTCTATTACCAAGATATGATAAAGAATTCTGAACAAACAAATCATCATTAATATCTATTACTGGAATGAACAAGGCACGAGTATAATCAAGTTTAATATCATTATCAGCATTGGCAGCTAACATTTTCATAGCATTAGTTGCCCACTGATAATAAATAAACTGACTAATTTGTGCTCCAATTTCATACTGAGGTAAAGTGCCTAAACGAGTCATGGGAGTCCATTGGTTTAAATTCCTAGGACTTTCCCATGCAACTTTAACTTCAATCAGATTATCCGGTAAATACGGTATTCCTGGAAGTGGTATAGCAGGGGAGAACCCTACCTCTTTAAATCCAGTTGGCCCCGCATTTACCGGAATAATAATTGAAGTTGTATCAGTTACAGGAATGTTGTTAGCTTCATAAATTTCCTGTAACTCTGCAAGCGCAATGTTAACAAATGGCAACTGAATCGCATCAGTATACACAGTTTTATTAACATCATTCAAGCGCGTTGCGCTGAAATTGATAACCTGTAAAACTGTGAGATTAACAGTTGACATCTGTATTTCTTTCTATTAATTTACTTAACAGTAGGATTTTCGATAATCCCTAGCTTCTTAGCTAAAGGAATATCCACAATACGATTGCAAGAAGAACAAACAGGATAAGCTGGATTGCGTAAGTTTCCACAAGCCGCGCACTGAATTTTGGTAATTTCCACAAAATTCCTCATCCAGTCCCTATCCTTGAGATTTAATGCTTCAGCAGCAATACGCATCAAATCTGAGATAGCTCTTGGACTCCCATTAGTCTGTGCCCAACCATGATCTGCTAACTTAATCAGATTTTGGAACCAATTTTTCTGTTTCGCAACAGCAGTTTTTAATGCGTCGGAATAATCCGCACGAATCTTTTCAATGGTTAATTCTCCCGGAACGAAGAAAATCCCAGGCATGGAACTATCCATATCGCACATTAATAAACCGTTAGCCCAGTCATTAATAACTGACTCAGCAACTTGAATTGCACCATTAGGAATTTCAATTAATGGCATTTCTTCACCAATGTCGCGCCACCATGAACTAGGGCCAACAACAGTTAATGAAGGATGTTCTTCAGAGCCAGCAGCTAAATCAAATACGCCAGGCTGAATCGTATACTTGTATTCTACAATCCTACGAGGATAAATGCTTACAATCGTAGCTTTATCTAACGGATTAGGAACACTACGAATAGTCCTCTTATTACTTGGAGCAATTGCCATTCCTGCTGACGCCATGTTTGACTCCTAATACTTAATTGGGTAATTTACCCTGTTTTCTACTATCTAGAAATACACCCGAACCATCGCCTAAATGGTCACTAGTAACAGTGCCATTTCCAAGTAGACCTTCCATGATTTTCTTAAGTCTAACCTTCTTTGCCTCAAGTCCATTATTACCATCTGCTTCAGGATCTTGATACTCTGCCATAGGACTTGGCCCCTTACCTAACCTATGATAAATAGTCTGTACAATAAATTGACAAACTTCCCAATTAGGTGGTAAGGGTTCTGTATTGCTATCCCAAAACGGATGTATAGGTTCGTAGCTAATCTTAGCTCCACACAATTCTTCTTGCTGAATAGGGGGCACTAAGACTAGCCTTTCCAAAACGTAATGTTTTTGAAGATGGGGATATTTAGTAACTTCTCTTGCTTCTGTGACGCGACGAATAAAGATTCCGGCTTGACCATAATCTTCCCAAGTTCCAAATCTTTTTTCAAATTGATTCGGTGCCCATGAAACTCTCCAGATGGGTAATCCACTAAGAGTATCAGTGCCAAAACTATCTATCAGTTGGGCATTAATCATCTCACGTAATTGACTAGTAGGTTCGGAGTGCTGACGCTGAATGTTATCCATAATCAAATGCGCGTTTATAGTATGCGCGCCCCACTTTGTTAATTAAGTAACCTTAACCCCACCACCATAGTATTTCTTGGCGACAGGATTATAGACAAGGAACACAGGCACATTCTGTGCAGGTGCAACTGCTGACTGGATATTCCCAGTCGTTAACATAACTGCCGGAGCAGCATTGTTAAAGACTAATGCAAGTAAATGCACACCCGTAACGGGAGGAATAATGTTCTGAACCGCAACAGTTCCTGACACAACAGTCAGGAAATTCTGCGGTGCAATTGTAGCAGCAGAGGCAATAGTGCCTGGAAAAACCTGCTGATTGTTCTGAACCGTGCTAATATTCTGGAATTCTAAATCGCTCATGTATGATTCTCCAGATTATGATACGGTTACGGTATAGTTACCAGCAGCGGCTGATAACACAACAGTTACAGTAGTAGCAGCAGCAATGCTGACTTCCGTAACCTTGTCATTAACGTCAGTTAACGTCAAGATACTTTTGACACAATCAAAAGTAAAGATGGCGATATTCTGAAATACAGCCGCAGTAAGTACATTACCCGGCCCAATGGTTCCTGTTGCCGTAACAGTTGCTACACCAGCCATTTATATATCTCCCTCGTTACTGGTTAAGAATTAATAACCAGCAGGAATTGCAAGGTTATCAATGTAGGCACAGGCAGCAGGATTATTCACATAAACCTGGAAACCCGTAACCATGTAGAAAATCTCAGCAGTAGCAACTCCACCAGATGCACCGCGGATTTCGAAGATATTACGTCCATCAGTCTTATAGAAACCAATGGGTAAAGTTTCTCCACGTCCCCAAACTTCGTCAGTAACGAAGTCAATACGTGTCTTGTCCCACGAGAAAGATTCCATAGTTGGCGCACCAGCCATAGACATCTTATCGAAGTACATGTTCAGCCCTTCTTCTTTGGGCTGCTTCTGAATGAAGGATACAGACTGACCAACATCCTCATATGCCTGTTTCTGGCAAGGATGTAACCATGCCTTAGGCTTGAAGTTGTTGTCAATTCCCACGCGATTACCAATCTGATTGATTGCTAAACGTGGTAATGGAATTGAGAATCCAGAACCGCCAGCATTAACACGGTTAGCTCTAATCTCAGGCGTTGAAGCTCGGCTGAAACCTAACCATGTACCAGAGGAAGCATTAGAGTGCTGATAAGGCACACCATATAATGCAGGCATTGACAGAGGGGATGTGATCCCTTCTGTTACTAACACATCGGTGGGCGCAGCCAACGCAATGTTAGGAGTTAACTGGATTGTGTTATTAGCAACATCCCAGTGAGTAATAGTACCCTGACCACGCAGAGTAGTTAAGGTTGCATCAAATACAGAAACAACCTGATTGAAGCGCACTAACTTTGCACCGAATGTGTTTGTTAACACATACGTATCAAAGCCAGGGCCAGCGACAACTGTAGAAATAGTTCCTACAGCGCCAGTTCCAGACTGCATCATCTGTGAATCAATCTGCTTCTTGAATTCATCAAGAGTATTAGCAACTAATTCACGGACTGCATTCTGTACAGACTTACGGTTAGAATCCGTAGCCCATTCAGTTAACTTGGTGTATTCAACACCTTCTTTGAGGAATACAGACTGTAACGTAGCCTTATCCCACTGTGGGCCTGACCCTCGTCCTAAATCTCCACCATTAGGGTCAAAATATCCAAAGTTACCACCGGGACGTAACTTTAAAGGTACTCGCATCTGACGATATGAGATTACCTGGACATTCTTCTTCTTAATGTTAGAGAAGAATTTATCATCCTGCTCAAATAAGGTTTTGACATCGTCAACAACCTTTTCGAGTTCAAGACCTACAACATTAGGTTCAATAACTGCCATTTGGTTTAAGTCCTATTTATTCCGGCGAAGTAAGAAATCTACACTCGATTCGCCTGGAAGCGGTTTACTTCTATCTGTATTATTTCCACTCTTATCTCTGGACTGTGGTTTGTCCCTATTAGCACGTTCAGTTGTATCGTTAGTTTCTTCATCTTTCTTAATTCTAGATCTCGTTCCTTTTAATGCCTCGGAACGCACAGCCTTAACAATTGGCAATAAGATTGCCTTATATTTCGTAAAGTAAGCAGATTTAATCCTGTTCAGACTTTCATCTGAATACTTCTCTTTTCCAGCCTTATCATTCAATTGCTTGACAATAGCTTGGAATCTGGTGTCCATCTTTAGTAGTTTTGACGCTTTGCTCAAAACTTCGTCAATAGCTTTTGACTTAACGAAATCACCCATTACACCTTTAGGGTCAATCGTCTTTTCAATTGTACCTTTAATCTGGTTATCAATTGAAGTCATCAACTTACCAGTATGTTCCTTACTCTTACCTTCCTCAAATTCCTGCTTTTCTTTCTCAAACGCGGTGCGTTCATCTGCTACGTTAGGGTCAGAGGATTTTGCAGATACTGAAGAAGCAGCCAATCTTTTCTTCCCTTCCCATTTCGTAGTATTGAACATGAATTGATACAGCGTAGTAGCTGCATCTTGTATTGCAATATCTTCCTTCTCACGTCCAAACTTAATCATCGTTTCAACAATATCTTTCGTGATATTGCCTAATACATGATGATAAGCTCGCTCATCAACCTGAGCTAAATTATGCATATAGTTATCAGCAATCCGTGCAAATCCCTGAGGATCTTCTGATGCAACGGCCTTCATCATCTTAATTGTATTGCCCTGCCTTAAATCTGCATCAAAGCTATCTAAAGTCTTGACAGCATCTAATGCTTCTTTAGCATCTTGAATAGTTGGCAATAAATCAGTATATGCACGTTCACGATATATTGTAGATTCCAGACCTGGATGTTTCTTAAAAATGTCTGGATAATCCTTCATCAACTGACGACGTTGAACAGGAGTCTTTAACTCCAAATCTTCATCAGTTGGTTCTTTTAATTCTTCTTCAAGTGCTTTAAGTTCATCTTCTTCTGTTTCTTCATCTTCCTTTTCAGTATCTTTAGTATCGGGTTCTTTCTCTTTATCGCCCTTTTTAGTATCTTCGAGATTTCCTTCAGTTCCTTCTTCGTCATCTCTATTCTCAGCAGATTCATTTAATGCTTCTAATATAGAATCTGCAGTTACTGCCCCTCCTGTGCCTCCGGCATCTTCGGTTTGATATAGGAATAAATTATTGAACAGTCGGAACATTTACATCTCCATTAATTGGGGCATCTTGATTGGATAAATTTGGCTGTTCCTGATTAGGTGCCCCTTCTTCATCAGGATTTGCCGGCGCAGCAGGTTGACCCATATTTTGTGCATCCAGATGTTGCTTAGCATGTAGTAATACATTCTGATAAGCTTCTGGATTATTATACTTATAGTACTGACCAATTTCCGATACTGCCCATTTGCGACAAATTTCAAATTGAATTTGATGGGTATCAAATAATAAATCAACTTCAACTGAAGGAACGAAGGGCATTAACATATCGCCAGTTTCGATTGGCTGTGTTTCAATCAACTGTTGAATCTCAGCCCACTGTTTATCTACGTCATCAGCTCCAGGAATAAAGAATTCATCTAATCCAATAGCCTGCTTGAGTAATGGTAAATTCTCAGGCTGCATCATTATCTGAATAATTTGAGGATTAGGTGACTGCAATAACTGCATAATCACATCTTTACGCTGTGCCCATGACATTGGCAAATTCTCATTTGCCTCTAATTCAATCTTGCCTAATTTACCTGATAGTTCAGATTTCTTAATTACAACATTAACGAATGATCCATCGTCCCTTTTCTGTACATCTCGTTCATCTACTTGAATTAAGCCCATATACATTTCAATGGACTTACCAAATAGATTCTTCCACCAGATACACTTGGTTTTCCAAGTATTACCCAGTCTAGATTTAGCGTTATTCGATGACATTGAATATTCAGACGCGGTGCCAGAACCTTCAATTTGTCCACCAAATAATGATGGGATTGCACCCGAAGCAAGTTGGCCTAAACTTTGAATCTGCTCACCAAACGGCATAACTTCGCCCGAAAGAGTAGCAGTCTTAATTTCAAAGAAACCATCACTAATTTTCTTAGCTCCACTGATAGGCTTAGTGGGAATTAGTGCGCCAGGAACAACTTCAGTCTGTTGATAAGCATTTAAATCCACCACCTGAGGATCTACAAATGTTAAACCAACCCCATGTTCAACTGTCTGCTTAGTTAATGAAATTAAATCGTTAGTAATTTCCTGTACTGACGTTAATAACATACCTAACGGTTCATTAGATAAGTAATCAGCTAAAGGATTGTATTCTAACGTCCAATGTTTATCTAATTCTTCAGCCTTCGCACAACCAAATAAATCATTAACAAAGGATGCTCTGATTCCATCAGGATATTTCTTTTTCCAATGTTTCGTTCGATCCTCAGTTAATACATTATAAGCTGCACACTTAAACCAAGAATGCTTAATAGTTACACAGTTAACAGGATATGAACCTTTATACTCAACAGATAAACGTGCATACTGTTCGTAACTATCATAGGAACCTGCTGAATTTCCTGAATACTGCTTACCAATCTTTTCATGTAATTTAGGAAATTCTTCAATCGCATTCGCATAGTGAGTCTCATAGCAGTAGAATAAGTATAAGACTTCACTCTGTTTACGAGCATACAGAGGAATTTTAACATTAAGACCACCATAAGTCTCAATGTGAACTCTACCCTTAGACTCATCAATTGTATTATCTAATTCTAACTTAACATCCTCAATCTGTTCAATCTGAGGAGTCATAGGTTGCTGGCATGAAGGACAGATTTCCTGTCCCTGCATAGGCATTCCTGGTTCCATGCCCATCATTGAAGGATCCTGCATCATAGGATCCTGCATTTCATTACCCATACCCATATCTGGCGGTGCAGACTGCATAGACTGCTGTAAAGCCTGCAATGCTTGCATTTCAGGAGTAACTAATTGGTCATCAATTTCAAATCCACATAATGGACAAGTAGTTAATTGATGAAGCTCAGGCTTCTCTACGTATTCTTTTACTTCATACGTCCCATATTCTTTATCATGCTTAGCATAGTTATATCCTGCAACTAATCCTTCTGTGCAGTAAATATAGAGGCTATGAAGCCAAAGTAAAGGAACTTCATTATGTCTATAGATTAATGAAGCAATCTTATCCGCAGCTTTAGCAGTTTCTATATCTGCTGACTTTTCAGCATCATCTGGATATGCTTTAACTGGTGGAACTAGTACGCTTAATGCTGCTATAATGCTTTCAAGGTATGCCCTGAATACGTTAATGCGCTGGTCATAGTAATCCTGGTCAGATCCTTGACTTCCACCTTCTTCAGAATTACCATTCCATACACGCCAGTCATGCGCAACTGAATCATACC